TCTGAAGCCATTGTGATCGCTTTTGCCGTTATCAAAGCGGTTACGGCGTAATTGAAAACACCGATCTTAGGGTCTGCGTACGTCGCCCGTAGCGTCAATGCTGCGGACAACCGTTGCGTCAATTTGTTTCCGGAGTTGATTCCCGAAGGCGGCAAAGAAGCGGCGTTTTTCAATCGAGCGCCGGGGCTTAAGTTCCAACAGACCGTTGGCACCGGCCCCATTCGCGCCCTTTGGGCACACCAGACCAACGGTGCGGACTTCTATGTTGTGTCGGGCAATGAAGTCTACAAATTGACCAGTTTGACGGGCACGCCGGTCAAACTTGGCAATGTGTCCGGCACCGGCCCCGTGTCAATTGCCGACAATGGCACGCAATTGTTTTTTGCGTGTAACCCCGACGGTTACATCTACAACGAAACCACAAATGTTTTTTCACAAATCACCGACCCTGACTTTCCGGGTGCCGTGACGGTTCAGTATCTTGATGGATACTTCGTATTCAATGAACCAAATAGCCAACGGTTGTGGGTTACCAGCCTTTTGGACGGCACTGCGGTCGATCCGCTGGACTTTGCCAGTGCAGAAGGCTCGCCTGACGGTGTGGCGGCGGTGGCGGTTCAGCATCGTGAATTGTGGGTATTCGGCACTGACACCGTTGAAGTCTGGTATGACGCTGGCCTTGCCGCGTTCCCAATGGCACCGATACAAGGCGCGCTTAACGAGATTGGGTGCGCTGCGGCGTTCTCGGTTGCTAAGTTGGACAACGCGTTGTTTTGGCTTGGTGCCGACGCCCGTGGTTACGGGATTGTCTATCGAAACAAAGGTTACAGTGGCGAGCGCATATCAACTCACGCCATCGAATATGCTATCCAGCAATACACCACCATATCGGATGCCGTGGGGTACACCTACCAGCAAGAAGGCCATGCCTTCTACGTGCTAAACTTTCCGACGGCCAATGCCACATGGGTATACGACGTGTCCACGCAAGCGTGGCATGAGCGTGCTGGCTTCTCCAACGGGGCGTTTACCCGTCATCGGTCAAACTGCCAGTGTAATTTTAATTACAACACCGTCATAGGCGATTACCAGAACGGCAATATTTACACGTTTGATTTGAGCGTCTATGCCGACAATAACGGTATTCAGAAGTGGTTACGGTCGTGGCGCGCGCTCCCAACCGGCCAAAATAACCTCAAACGCACCGCGCATCATTCGTTGCAATTGGACGCCGAAACAGGTGTTGGGCTTAACGGTTACCCCGCATATGATGCACAAGATTTAGCAACCGAAGCTAACGATGTAATCATAGCCGAGTTTGTGCAGGGTTATCTGACTACGCAAGCGGGTAATCAATTAGTTACTGAGGCCGGTGACGGTAATGAACCGCTGGTGACTCAAGTTCAGCCTTTGGAAGATTTTAATGGCTACGCTTTAGAAACTAACGCATATTCGGCCACCGCAGGATACGACCCGCAGGTCATGCTGCGCTGGTCTGACGACGGTGGGCATACATGGTCGAATGAACATTGGAACTCAATGGGCAAAATCGGTGCGTATGGCACCAGAACCATTTGGCGGCGACTCGGTATGACAGAGAAAATTCGAGATCGGGTCTATGAGGTATCGGGCACTGATCCGGTCAAGATTGCCATTGTAGGCGCAGAACTGTTCATTACGCCGACGAATAGCTAATGGCTACTCTCGACATTACCAAAATCCCCGCGCCTCGGGTTGCGTTGATCGACGAAAACACGGGCTTAATGGCGCGGGAATGGTATCGGTTTTTCTACAATTTGTTTGTTTTAGCCGGCAGTGGCGGCAATCAAATTACGCTTGACGATTTGCAAGTTGGGCCACCAAGCCAGCAAGATTTTACGGAAATTCTTCGGCAGGTCAATACCAACATTGCCCCGCAATACGAAGATCAATCGGGCGACTTTCTAAAGACTCTTGACACCGCGCAGCTTATGTCGATGATGGCGCGGTTTGAAAACCTTGAATCGGCGATTCAGGGGGCGTATCTTCAGCCGCCACAACCGTCTGTTGTCGGCGGTGATGTGGCTGGCCCATCTAGTTCGACCGACAACGCGGTTGCGCGGTTTGACGGCACCACCGGAAAACTGATCCAGAATTCTGTCACCACCATAGATGACACCGGCAACGCCTCGGGAATCTTGTCACAGCAATTTTCTAACGGCACTGCGGTTACGCTGGCGGCGGGTAAATTTTGGTATGACGGCACTGACGGAAGCTGGAACGCGGGCATGGGTGGCGGCAACATCACCCAACAGATTGGCGAAGAAATCTTTGTCTACGGCAAAGCGTCTGCGGCTATCACAGACTCCCCGCTTCAGATTGTCTACAAGACCGGCGTTGTTGGTGCTTCTGGGGTAGTTAAGTTTGCGCCCGCTGCGGTGGGAATTACCGATGCCGACCAGATACTAGGCATTGCGACCGAATCGCTTGCACTTAATGCTTTTGGCCGCGTCACCAACTTTGGCATTGTTCACGGCATTACGACCAACGGAACGGCTTTTGGCGAGGTGTGGGCTGACAATGATGACATCTGGTATAACCCAACCACGGGCAATCCAACCAAAACCAAACCTTCAGCACCGGGGTTAAAGGTTCAGATCGGCACCGTTATCAACGCTGGTTCTGGCGGTTCGGGTTCGTTCTTTGTCAAGATTGGGTCTAGCTCTACTCTCGGCGGCACAGACGCAAACGTGCAGTTTGGCACCCTAGCAAACAATAATCTGATTGCATACGACAGCACTGCTGGTTATTGGAAGAACGTCACAGCCAGTTCAATAGGGCTTGGCACTGTGTCCAGCGTGTCTGTGGTGTCGGCTAACGGGTTAGCCGGAACCGTAGCCACCGCAACCACGACCCCGGCGATCACGCTGTCCACGACCATCACCGGGCTGCTCAAAGGCAACGGCACCGCGATCAGCGCGGCGACCAGCGGCACCGACTACGCCCCGGCGACCAGCGGCACCTCAATCTTGTATGGCAACGGCTCGGGCGGCTTTTCCAATGTCACGATCGGCACCGGCGTTGCTTTTGCCGCGGGAACGTTGTCTGCGACCGGATCGGGCGGCACCGTAACGAGCGTGACCGGCACTGCGCCGGTGGTCAGCTCGGGCGGCACTACGCCAGCGATCTCAATGGCCGCTGCGACAACAAGCGTTAATGGCTACCTGACCAGCACCGATTGGACGACCTTCAACAGCAAACAGGCCGCGCTGGTCAGTGGCACCAACATCAAGACGGTTAACGGCACGACACTGCTCGGCTCGGGCGATCTTGGCACGATCACCTATGCTTACGGCGGCACCGGCCAAACAACCGTCACAACCGGCGATCTGCTCTACGGCTCGGCGTCAAATGTTTGGTCAAAACTCGGTATCGGCACCACAGGCCAGATTCTGCGTGTTGTGTCCGGCGCACCGGCTTGGGGAACTGATTACACTGGCACTGTGACTAGTGTGGCTGCATTAACTCTAGGCACGACTGGCACAGACCTGTCCAGCACCGTGGCAAATGGCACAACAACTCCAGTCATTACGTTGAATGTGCCGACCGCATCTGCTGCTAATCGTGGAGCTTTGAGCGCCGCAGATTGGACGACCTTTAACAATAAACAGCCTGCTGGTTCTTATGTTGTTTCAGGCGGTGCTTTAGGAACGCCAAGTTCAGGAACTGTTACAAACTTAACTGGAACAGCGTCAATTAATATAAATGGAACCGTTGGTGGAACTGTTCCATCTTCTGGTTCTTTTACAACAGTAACAACAAGCGGGGACTTGTTAGTTGGAACAACAAGTTCTATTGGACGATGCGGAGTAAAACAGGCTGGTCTTTCATACACGCAGGCACTTACTCTTGAATATCACGGAAATACAAACAAATGGTCATTTTTAATTGGTTCTGGAAACGAGTTATATCTTGGCTATAATTCAGCAGACAAAGGTTATTTTAACTCATCAACAGGATCATACACTTCAGTTTCTGACGCAACACTAAAGAAAAATATTGCTACTGTAAAATATGGATTGAATGAAATTTTAAGTTTAAATCCGGTAAGTTATAACATGCTTGAGCAGAGCAACGAAGATCAAAAAACACTTGGTTTTATTGCTCAAGATGCAATTAAAATAATACCGGAGGCGGTTTCAAAATTAATTAGCGGGAAATACGGAATGGACAAATCCATACTTATTCCTGTTTTGGTTAATGCAATTAAAGAACAACAGACAATTATAAATTCACTTAAAACGCGGTTAGATGACGCAGGATTGTAATAAAGGAAAAATTATGTCTCTTACAAAAGTAACTTATTCAATGATAGAAGGTGGAGCCATAAACCCGCAAGATTACGGTGTTATCGGTGATGGGGTAACTGACGATGCTGCGGCTATGCAACTTGCGCTATCTGCTGCGGTTGCAAATCAACTGCCATTACTACTCGCACCAGTTGAATACAACATTACCGCAAACGTTCTTGCGACTACTTTAGCGGCGGGGAAAAAACTTGTTATTATTGGAAATGGCGCAAAGTTCAACACCACGATTGCGGACGCCGCAACCTTTTACGATGGATTTTTTACCGTAGATGGCACCGCAACGAGCGAAGTTATTATCAGCGATTTGTCGATTTCTAGCAATCAATCCGGTGCGTGGTCTAGTAGTCGTTTGCGCGGAAAAATGGTTGGTCTTGCGATTAAGACAATGGCAAACGTCAATCTAACTAACGTAAAAGTAACTGGTTTTGCTTTCATTAACATTTGGCTTTACTACATGAACAAAGGGTTGGTGCTGAATTGCGAAGGCACAAACTCAATTTATGCTGGTTTGTTTATGCAGTCGTGCGAAGATGTCAATGTTTACGGCGGTGTGTATAACCAAAACGGTGGTGATAACGCAGGAACGATTGAAGGATACGGCGTTTCTGCTGCGGGTAAATTTGATGTTGCCG